GTCTGCTTGTTGACCGTGTAGATTTGCCCAAAGGTCGGCAGCGTCATGCCAAGGAACTGGAGCGCGTAGTCGGCCCAATCCTTGGGCATGGCAATCTGCGTGTTCTGCTGGCCACCACCCATTTGCAGGGACATGACTGCAGCGACCTTGGCCGTAGTGTCACCTTGCGCTGCGATGTCAGCCAGAGCTTGATAGCGGGCTTTCTGAGCCTCTGCTTGCGCCTTGTGGGCGTCAACGTAGGCTAGGTACGCTTTGTTGGCGCAGCCGGTCAGGGACAGGGCGCAGAGAAGTGTGGCAATCAGGCGCATGATGGCTCCTTACAGTTCGTTGGGAGCTGCGGGCGTGGTCAGGAGTGTGCTGGCCTCGGCTGTCGTCAGACGGAACACTTCAGGAAACGCCACGTTTGTGGTCATGTTCACGTAGTCGATGGTCTCCTGTGCCTGCAGGTTCACGTTGGCCACCACACCCAGACGGTTGTTGCCGGTGATGATGATTGAGCGCAAGCTGTACAGGTCGGAGCCTGTCACGCCAAGAGAGGCTGCATAGCCGGTGTCGGTCAAGAACAGCGTCATCAAGTCGTACTTGGTGCTCACGCCGTTCGATGTCATTGGGAAACGGTTCTGGAATGCGTTGCGCGTGATGATCCATGTGTCTGGTGCAGGTGCTGGAGGAACAACCACCCAAGTCTGTGTGGAAACGTCGTAACGCTGGCCCATCACTGAAGCAGATTCATACTGCTCTTGCGTGATGACGATCATGTGCGGGGCGTCAACAACTCCGCTGAGTTGGGAAACAGCTTCAGCAATATTGCTTGAATTGATTTGTGCGTAGTAAAAACTCATGGCAACTCCTTAGTTTGCTTCGGCAACTTGCCAGCGACCAACAAAGCCTATTGAAACTCCAGGCGCAGACAGTCTTAAATTTGTGGCGGATGTGAGGCGCATTATCACTGGGCCGTATGAATTAGCTGTATCAGAATAGCGCATACCAGCACTGGCGTTGAAGGCGTTGTAGTAATTAGCAGCTACGATTAGTCCGCCGGGAATGGCTTTAGCTGTAGCTACGCTCGATACGGTTACGTCTAAGAACTTTGCATCTTCTCCTCCGCCGCTACCGGATAGGGAATCTGTTGATACATATCCCGTCTGAAAACTCTTCAAACCGCCAGAGGCAAACGGCGCAAATTGCGATAACGTACTCATATCATCAGTCCTTTCTTGACTTGTTGATTTTCAAATCTTGCGTGACAACCCAGCCCGCAGATGTCGTGGTGTAGACCAGTGCAAACACTTGGTTCATCAGATCACACGTCAGATGCTCTTCCATGCCCATGATCTTGTTGCCGTTGCGGTGAACCACCAATGGACTGGCTTCCCAGCTTGAGAACTTGTCCTGCACAATGATCTTGAACCCGTCATGTGGCTTGGCTGGCAGCACCAAAACACAGGACTGATCTGTGGTGTCAACGCAGTGAAGATACCCGTCCCGAGCATACTCCACGTTGTGCTGCGGTGCCAGCTTTTCGCCGGTCAGCCAACCCTCAAAACTGTACGTTGTGGTCATGGCAGCAACACCCATCCGCGAGTTGCGTCAGCGTAGACCAGCGTGAAGCCCGCGCCGTCGAGGTCCACCGTCAAGTCTTCGGCCAGTGCCATGATGGGCTGGCTGTTGCGTCCGATGGTGGCTGTAATGGCCCCTGACATATTGCTCACACCGACCCAGTTACCAGCAGAGGGGGAGGCGGGTAGGTCCAACGTCAAAGATGCTGTGAGCACGTAAATGCGCGAAGCCACCGCTGTGGTGTTTGTGCCGATCACCTGCACGTTCTGCGTGATGACAGGTGTTGTAAGTGTTTTGTTGGTCAGAGTCTGGGTATCGCTTGTACCCACCACGTCGCCGGTTGGGGTGGTTTTAGATGTTCCCCATGCTGTCCCAGTGGAAACAGCCATGCCCGCACCGGGATAAGCCTGCGCTGACGGTGTTGTCGAAGCCCAAGTCGTACCGTTAGATGTGAGCACGTTACCTGCAGTGCCGGGGGCCACTACCTGCAAGGCGGAAGTTCCGTTGCCCAGCAAGACGTTGTTGGCCGTTAATGTTGTTGCGCCTGTACCGCCGTTGGCCACAGGCAACGTGCCGGTGACGTTGGTGGCCAAGTTCACGAAGGTGGTAGATGTGCTGCCTGTGCCGCCAGAAGCGATTGGAAGCGCCGCGCCCAAAGTCAAGGAGCCAAGCCAGTTGACCTGAGCGCCGACATCCGTGCCGTTGTTGTACACCACCGTGCGCGTGCCTGCAGGGACTGCTACGCCAGTCTGGCCGGAGACCTTGACCGTCACAGCATAGCTGGAGCCGTTGATGATCAGGTAGGGCTTCTGGATGGCCGGGACGTTGATCGTGCCCGCAGCAGACACCGCGCCGGAGGCGATGTTCAAGCACAGCGCCCGGGCGTCCTGAGCTGCGTTGGTGTTGGCCAGCGTCAGTGTTGCCACGTTGGCCGTGAAGTCGCCGGAGTCCAGAGTGGCCATGCCCACAATGGCCTGCTCGATGGCAGTACCAATGTTGGAGTTGGTCGTGGTGCCCCAAGTGCCTGACTGCTCACCGTTGCCGATGATCTCAAACTTGAGGTTGGAGAAGGTGCTTGACATATTTTTCCTTTAACCGCCCGGGGCGACGTTCCAGTAGCCAATCGTACCGTCATGGTACGCGCAGACCAAGACAATCGAGCCCACGTTGATGTCGCAAGTCATGCTCTCGTTTAAGTTCATGATCCGTGCGTTGGTGTTTATGCCAACAGTGAAGGCGGCGCTTGCCCACGTCAGCAGCAGATTGTTGATGACGATCTTATCGCCCTGAGCGGTGTTTGCCCCTGTTGGAACATACATTGTGATTGCCCCACCGCCCGTGTAGATGGAGTAGATGTTGCCCGCCACCATTGTGCCGCCGTTGGATTCCCGGTTAAACACCGCCCGGTTCAACACGACGTTAAAGTTTGCTGGGGTGTAGTAGCGCAGATACGCGTCCTGTGATGCGTAAATTCTGCCAAGCGCCGTTCTGGAGTTGTCGCCTGATACCGTGTTTATCCAGCCAAAGTTTGCGTAACCATTACTGTCGGTGCGGACAATTTGGTTGGCCACGTTGTTGGTGCCGGTCGAGTTAACAGCAAGGCCCCCGGCGGTTGTGGCGTTACCAGCATTTGTGGCCGTGGTGGCTGTTGTGGCCGTAGTGGCGGTTGTGGCGTTTCCGCTCAATGTTGCGGTAATCGTGCCTGCGCTGAAGTTACCTGAAGCATCCCGCGCCACGACCTTGCTGGCCGTATTGGTGGTTGTGGCATCCACGGCAAACGTGCGTGCGGTAGAGCCGTTGTAGGTCCCTGCACTTGTCAGATATGTCCCTGCCGTCAGTGCATTCAGGTCGCTGCCCAGCGCAATACCCGAGATCGTGCCAGCACTCCATGTGAACGCAGAGCCGTTCCAGTTCAGCACTTGGTTGGAGGCTGTGGGCGCTACCGCGAATGTCGTGGCCCCTGCGCCAGTCTGATACGCGATCCGGTTGGCCGCGCCACCTGCGAGGTTGGTCGCTGTGGTTGCACTCGTTGCTGCACCGCTCAGTGTGGCCGTGATGGTCCCTGCGCTGAAGTTGCCCGAGGAGTCCCGGGCCACGACTTTGGAGGCAGTGTTGGCGTCCGTGGCATCCACGGCAAAGGTGCGAGCTGCGGAGCCATCAAACGTGCCGCCAGAGGTCAGGAACGTGCCCGCTGTCAGAGCGTTGGCCACCGAGCCAGCTTGGCCAGAAATGTTGCCCGACACCGCTGCGCCTGAGATGGCGATGGCCGTGGGGGTGACGCCCGTGACTTGACCCTGTGCGTTCGTGGTGATCACCGGCACAGAAGATGCTGAGCCGTATGTGCCAGCAGTACCCGTGTTGGTGATGCTGAACTGTGTGCCGGAGAGGGTCAGGCCCGTGCCTGCGCTGTAAATCTGCGCGGAGCTGATCTGGGCAAACGTGATGTTGGTTGTGCCAAACGTGATGACGCCAGTCGTGTTGCAGGTGTACGTCTCGCCCGCGCCAGTTGCGCCTTGCTGCACAAAAAATGTGGAGCCCTCGCTCAACGTGTCAGGACCAGCAAAACCGAAAGTGTCTGTGTCGTCTGAGCGCGTCAACACCCAGTTGGTTGAGCCCGAACCCACATCAGTGACCACATAGACACCGTTTTGGGTCTGCGTGGTTTGCTGGTACACCAGCACGCGGTCTGCTACGCTAACCGTCACACCGTCGATCACCAAAGCAGCTTGAGTGCCTGCGTTGGTCAAGGTTGCGCCCACACCGGCTGTGCCGTTGTTGTAGGTGGCGTTCAGGTTGAGCGGGGCCTCCACTCGCACTGGCTGGTGGAAGTGGATACCGCTTGCGACAAGCGTGTCCACATAGGACTTGTTGACCAGATCGTTGCCGGACGCGGGCGCAGTGGAAACCGTACCGGCTGTGATGTTGGCTGTGGTGATGTTGGCCGTGCTTGTGCCCAAGGTGCCGATGTCCAGCGTTGTGACGGCGGAGCCCGCTGCGTCCAGATACACCGCACGCGAAGATGGGTATGTGACAAACACGTCCTTGGAGCCAGCGCCAAAGTTCACCAGAGAACCAGCGTTGCTGGACGACACCACGGTTGTGCGCGACAGGGTTGTGCCCGAAGCTGTGTAGGTTCCAACACCCACTTCCCAAGCGCCAGATGCCGAGTCCACGATGGCGTAGAAGGTCTGGTTGCCGTCACCAACAGCGGCGAAGGACTGGAACCCTGCGGCTGCGCCTGCCAACGTAACCGTGCCGGTGCCCGTTGTTGTGGTCGTTTCCTTGACGCGATCTTTGAGTACCAATGCCATTTTTAATCCTTACGATGGTAGTTGCGTCCAGCCGGGGGTCTGAGCGTCGTTGACCTCAGTCCAACCGCTACCTTGAGTATTGGTGATATTTTGCCAGTTCGGGGTCTGGCTGTCGTCAATTACCGCCCAGACCAGCGCTCCGCCAATGCTGATGGTGAGCTGTACGCCTGTGGGGTACACGTTAGCAGTCTTGATGACGCCCAGAGTGCTTAAGGCGCTGACGGCTTCTGCAATCGACGCATTCACGTTGATCTGAACCACCTGAGTGGCCGTGCCTGTGGCGCTTTCTGCAATGGCTACGGAGATCAGCAAGCCACGAGTCATATCGTCGTCGCCAGTCGCCGCCTCAGCCTGCGCCGCCAAGAAGGTGCCCACAGCCGTCTGTGCATCTGCGGCTGAAGCGCTTTCCGCTCGGGAAGCCAAGAATGTGCCGATGGCCGTCTGGGTTGCTGTGGCACCAGCCTGCTCCAAAGCGCTGGCCACCATGGTGGCGATCACTGACTGCACGCTTGATGCGGAGGATGTCTCTGCCTGCGTGGCCACCATTGTGGCGATGACGGACTGGGTTTCTTGGGCTGCGGAGAACTCCGCCATGATGCCGCCCCGAACGAGGCTTGGAGCTGCGGTAGCTTCAGTGGCCGTAGCCGCTTCAGTTGCGGAGACGGCGAACGTGTTCCCGCCTAAAGAGGCGAAGGGTGCTTGGGCAAAAGTGACATCGCCAAACACCGCACGTCCTATTAGGCTGCGTCGAGCGAGAAGGAGTAGGTCACGTTCAGCGTGTCGCCGTTGTCCACAGTCTTGTCGCCGCCCGTGAAGTCGCCAGCCGAAAACAAGATGCCGGATGTGCCGCTGTTCACGCTGGCCAGCAATGCGCCTGCAACCACGGTGCCGTTCACCAACATAGCAAACGAGCTGGGGCTGGCGGAGTTGGAGATCACCGATGGGTCCGCCGTGGTGGCCGTGCCGAATGTCACTGCTTTGCGGTTGCCGGTGTAGGCGGTGCCGGGGACCAACTCTGTCCAGCCTGCGTGAGAAGCCAGTGTGTCAGCAGCGGCAAAGGTTGTGCCGGAGCCGGGGCCTTGGACCAAGCCAAGGAACCAAGCAGCCGTGTAGCCAGCAGCAGCGAAGTACTTGCTGTTCATGTCCTGCAGGCCTTGGTTGACCACGAGGTTGTGGAAGGTGTCAGACCACTTCTCTTTGCCGTCTGCGCCCACGCAGGTAACGGTGAACACACCGCCCGCGCCAACGCGCTCACCGCCTACACGGTTTGTGATCAGGCCTGCTGTAACGCTGTCGGCTGCTTTGCTGTGTTCCATGATGTGTCCTTATGAGATTCGCACAATCGCACTGTTGGCGTCGGCAGTTGGGAAGATGATTTGGAAGGTGTCGTTGCTCACGGTCTTGTCAGCGCCGAAGTCGAGAACAGCCACGGACTTGTTGCCCTCTGTGCTGTTGTAGATCAACGCGCCCCGGGCTGTGAAGGTTGAGCTTGTCCAAGAGGTGTTGGCAAAGCTGAAGTAGGCCGTGGGCACGTTGGCGCTGTTGTTTGCAGCCACAGGTGTGGTCGTAATGACCAGTGTGTTGCCGCCAGCCACGTAACCCGTACCAACGACTTCGCCCGATGTCGTGTAAACAGCAGTGGAGCCGTCCAGATTGGCGGCAGCGGTGTACAGCGCGATCTTGAACGTGTCGGGCGATGTGGGTCCAAAGTTGTGGATGCCCTGCGGCAGCTCCACCTTGAACGATGTGGTTGCGGTTTGCGCGATTGTCATGACACTTTGATCCTTGTCTGACCGTCACGGTATGTGTCGGTGCGTTGTTTGCCGTCACCCAAGTTCTTAAGCAGAGCAATCGCTTGCATGTACATGTCTTGGTACAGCTTCACCATGTCGGCCTCGCCCTTCATGAAGCGGATGGCCTCAACCAGTGCGCCGTTGAGCAAAGCGGAATCGAAGTTTTCGCCCAGCCACGTCTCACCTGCGGTCACAATTGATTCCGGCATGTAGTAGTAATGCAGCTCAGCCGCATACGTGGCGTCTGGAGTTGGCCCCAAGATGAACGTCAGCTCATTCACGTCGTTCGACTGAGGGCCGAAGATGGCGTAGTGCTTGGGCTTGCCGGTGGTAGCCGGATTGGGGTACGCCTGACGGATGAAGTTCACATCCTTGTCCAGCAAGAACTCGTAGTTCCCGCCTGCAGCCGGGTAGATGGCCAACGAGTACACCGACAGAAAATCATTCGGAGCAGCCAGATACTTGTTGTTCGCAGTCAACGTGCCAGTGACGTTCTTGCGCAAGTTGGCCAACTGCACCGTGTTGTAGATTTTCTGTTCCGCCTGCTGCGTGAACATGGCGTACTGCTCCTCTGTGAACTCGTTTTCACAGATGTCAGCAATGTTGATCTTCAGCTCGGCGTAGTTCATGCTTTATGCCATCGGGCCTCGGGCCATCGTGCCTTTTGTGGCGCAGCCAGTGCCCCGGATTTTGATGCCGCTGGTCTTGGTGCCTGCGCCATCAGGCTTGTTGCTGAACGTGCCCACGCTCATGTTCACCGTGTCAACACGGCTGTGGTTTGGCTCTTTGCCGGGGTTGGTGGAGGCCTTGACGACCTTGCCACTCATTGTGTGGGGCTTGGCGTAGACGGCAGCGTTGCCGACTTCCTTGCCCATCATTTTCTTGCTGAAAGTCGCCATGATGCTTCCTTTACGATACCGATATTGTCACTGTGCCGATCTGCACAGTCAACGCCAATGTGTTGGGTGTCAAAAGCGAGTCAAACGACCTCGCGCCCCCAACGGGTGCCCACCCCCACTGAATATCCCGAGAGCCGCCCGACAGGTTGCCGTCGTCATTCAGGCCAGATGTCACGTAGGTGGTGTCCCTGCGTGGGTTTCTCAGCGCCTGCGGGTCATCCACAGGGAACGTGCCAAGCATCAACTGCGGTTGGTCAGGGTCCCAGCACTCCGGGCACACCAACAGCTCGTACTTGCGCTGCTTGATGATTTCTGTCTTGAGCTGCTTGAGCTTAAATTGCTGTCCACAGCGGTCGCACATGGCAATCGCTTTATGGCCCGCAGCAAATCTGTTTCCCATCAATAGCCACCGTTTCCTATGCGGGTGGCGCGTGGCACAAACCTGACTGCAGCCTTCTCACGATCTTCGGACGAGGCGAGGTCCCACGCTTCGTCGTACTGCTGTTTGAGGATGCCCAAGCGCTCCATGCCGCCGGGAATCTTCAGGGCAAGGTGATAGGCCAGCCCAGCCGTCATGGCTTCATAGAAGCGGAACGGCATGTCCATGGTGTTCACACCCGTGCCAGCGTCCTGCATGCGGCGCAAGCGCCAGTACACGAACACGTAGGGCTGCGAGTTGTCGGGCACCGGCCACACCGTGAAGCGGGGGGTGTCCAGCCGCTCAATCCAGACCTGAATGGGCCGGGCCTGCTGCAGCTTGTTGGGGATCGTGGCGTAAGTGGAGACGCTGATCCGGGTGATGGTCAGGTCGGCCTGCGTCGAAGCGCTGCCCGCGCCCGTGCGGATGACGTGCTCCAGCAGGTCCACTGTGTCCGTTGGGAGGTCGTACGTCGCTTGGCCGGGGATCAAATTGATCATGCCCTGCTCGTACGTGAACATGTTCAGGCCCTTGTTGGCCCACTGCGAAAACATCAGGTTCAGGGATCGACTGGCCGTGCGCAGGTCATAGCCGGTGCGCAGCTCACCACCAGCGCGTTCAAACGCTTCCTCCACGATTTCCGTGAGGTCCATGTTGAACGCTGTGGTGCCTGATGTGGTCATGATTTACTTCTTCGCAGTCTTGGCTGATTGCGCAAATGCGCTTGCAGTTGGAGCGCCCTTGCTGCCAACCTTGCGCATTTTCTCACCAGAACCAGCGGCAATGCGCTTTCGCTTTGCATGGATGTTGTCGTACAGGCCAACCTTTCCGCCAGCGGCGTACTCGGTGAAGTCGGTATCGTCCCGGCGAGCTTTACGCTTACCAGAAGGCATCTTAGATGGGTTGATGGCACCCATGCCGCGACTGGCTCTCATATCAGCAAGTCCTGCCGCCCATAGCCATCTTGACCATCGTGCCCTTGGTGTGGCCTTTGGTCACACAACCATCAGCACGAGTCACGCTGCCGCCCTTGGCCTTTTTGACCATGGGTGCAGGAGGCGTCTTGCTGGCTGCGTTGTAGGCTTTTTCAGCGGCTTCGGCAGCCTTCTTGTCCGCCATCATCTGGCGGGCTTCTTTTTCTGCTGGGCTCATGTCAACTCCTTAGCAGGTCTTGCCGCCACGGGCCATTTTGATCATTGTGCCCTTGGTCTTACCCTTGGATGCAAGACCGTCACGGCTGGGGGAGGCAGTGCGAACTGCGCCCATCTTGGTTGTGCCAACAGAGCCACCGGCCTTCAGGCCTTTGTGAGCCTTGGAAGCTGGTTTACCTGCGTGCTCTTTGAGTTTCATCATTGCGTCTTTCATATCGCCACCTTTAGAAAATTTGCGGCCCTTGTCCGCGTTGGAGAACTCTTTGCCCACGGATTGTGGGACGCCTGTTTTCTTCGCAAATGCTGGGTTGTTGGCCACAGCCGCCATGAAGTTGTGTTGCTTTTTACTGCTGGATGGCATTGCTGCTCCGCAGGTTGTCAATCTTACGCTCCAGCCGATCAAACCGGTCGAGCAACTGCTGCATGTCGGCCCGGAACTCCGAGCGCGTGATGTGATCCCGTGCCACTTCCTCGCGGGTGCGGTTGAGCAGAATGCCAAGACGGTTGATCTCGGCAAACCTTTCCTTCAGGATGAACCCCAGCATGGCCACAACGGCTGTGAGTACAAGGTTCCAGACCATCATTTCCATGTCAGCACTTCCATCGCGCCAGTGACGCTGCTTTACGAGTGGGCTTGCCCTTCTCGTCTTTCATTGGGCCGGGCATACCTGACATGCGTGCGCAGAACGAGTCCTTGCGCTTGCCACCCTGCGGCTGCGGGGCTTTGAGGTTGCTGCCGGTGGCGGCGTTGTACTTGGCGCGGCCTTTGGCTGTCAGCCCCGCCCCTTTGGAGGCAGGCAACTTCTCGCCACGACCGATTGCAAGGGATGGAGTTTTCTTAGCCATTGACGACTTTCAGTTTGGGTGTGCAGTGCTGCTCGATCAGCGGCATCAACACGGCCTCTTTGAAGTTGCGGTGGTATTCCTGCGAGCCAACGTGCGGCAGGGTGATCTCGGGGTCCACAAAGACCGTAAAGCCATCTGCGCGGGCACGCTTGCAGAACGTGTAGTCCTCGCCAACGTACTGCCCATTGGTCAACTCAAAGTCAAACAGGGCGCTCTCGTTGCGGTTGTAGAAGTCGTTGAGGTACGTCCACTCTGGGTGGTTGGCCACCATCTTCTCAAGCACATGGCGCTGGATCATCATGAAGCCTGTGGCCACGTTCTCAACACGCAGCATGCCGTTTTGGTCGAACTCAAGCGTCTTGTTCTCGTCGATGTAGATGTCCAAGAAGAACTTGCGGTCCTCGGCTCGGCGGGTGTACATCCCAGCGGTGATATCCTTGCCGGTGCTCAGCGCCAGCAGGCGAAGCACAGACTCGGCGTCCACCACGATGTCGGCATCCACAAACAAAAAGTCCGTGCAGTCCGACTCCAAGAAGTTGGCGACCAGAATGTTTCTGGCCTTGGTGATCAGAGAGCAGCCCGACAGATGCGACAGTTGCACTTGGACGCCAAACTGCGAAGCCTTGACCACCAAATCGGCCAATGCAAACGAAGTTTTGATGTTCAACTTGCCGTCGTAGGCAGGGATCGCAATCATCAGTTTGCGACCTGCAACATCCATGGGGCGTGTCTCTTCAGGCATAGAACACCGTCACTTTGGTGTTTGTCAACGCCGCGTAGGCGCTGGTCAAGCAAAGAACGCCCTGCTCGGGAATCAGCACGTTGAACGTCTCGCCGTTGGCAGTGGTGTTGATGGTGAACAACGTAGTGCCGCCAGAGCCGCCGTCTTTGAGGACAACGCTGCCAGCGGAAGCGCCCGGCTCAATCACCATGCTGCGAACTCGCGTGCGCGTGTCAGTGACTGCGCCAGATTCGGCCAAGGACTTGGCTTTGACATCGGTTTGCATCGACATAATCAATCTCCTTTAAAACAAGGGCCGAAGCCCCAGAGGTTGATTAAGCGTCAGCGAATGGTGTGGCAACAACGCCAGAACCCAGCAACGTGCCGGTAACCATGTACTTGTTGGCAGCAACCACGGTCACAGTAACAACCGAACCAGCAGCGCCACCAGTGGTAGTGCCGTTCAGGTTGATTACATCGTTGGCAGCAGCAGGAGCGTAGCCTGTGGTTGCGCCAGCAGCGTCAGTAGCGACCATCAGAATGGAGCCAACAAACTTGTCAGTGCCGTCGGTCTTGATAGCCACGGCAGTGGCAGCGGTCTCAATGACAAACGTGTAGCTGGTGCCCACGTTGTTAGAAGTGCTGGGGTCTTGGCCGGGGCCAGAGGTCACAGGGTTTGCTGTGGCATTGATGGTTGGCAGCGTGATGATCAGCGTAGCGTCATTGGTACGAATGGTCTTGCCAGCGTACGAAGCCACATTCAGAGTAACGGTATTGGTGCCGTTAGCCAGATTGACAATAGAAGCGGGTCCTTGGGTGATGAAGCCAGCCAACGAACGGACTGGGCCTTGGAAAGTAGTCAGAGCCATGATGTATTCCTCATGCGGTTAAGGCGTATCTGTCTGCATGACGTCGGCCCGGAGCCGTCAGATACACCGGATAGTCCGGGGTTGAGGCAATATAACCCAAAAGAAAAGGCCCCACAAGGGGGCCTTCTCAAATAATCCCGAAGGATTAAGCGCCGGGAGAACCGTACACGCCCAGTGGGTCAGAGACGCCGAAGCTGTAACGCTCGCGGGCCTTGTAACGCACGTTGCCGGTGTCGAAGTCCCCGTCCATGGAGTTCGCCAATGGCGAGCGAACGAAGTGCTTCAGGCCGTTGGGCACATCAGTCAACAAGAACCAAGCGTTTGTGTCGGTCAGGAAGTTGTTGATGGTGTAGCCACCGGGGATGGAGCCGTTGTTCTTGATGGCGTTGATATCGTTGTCAGCAGTGCCGACGCGGAGTTCAGTTTCCAACAAGCGAGTTGCAACGAATTGCAGCGCAGGAGGAACCACCAGCTTCTTGGGCTTGGCTGCAATCAGCAGGCCGCGCTCGTCTGTCCAAGCGGCGATCTGAATGACGGCGTTTTCCAACGAAGTCTCGTTCAGGTCGGCTGCTGTGGCAGGGCGGTTGCTGTTGACGCCACCGGAGACCAGAGGGTGAGCTGTCGAGAACAAGGTAACGCCGTCGCCGTAAGTGACGCCAGCGGTAAAACCAGTGTTCAGGATTGCAGCAGCTTTGACCTGCTTGGTGTAAGCCATACCACGGGCCAGAGCTTTGGTGTATCGGCTGGACAAGCTGTCATACAGGTTGTCTTCGATGGCTTCTTCAGTGATGGAGAAGCCCAAAGCGATGGTTTCGTGGGTGTAGCGAGCAGTGAAAGCTTCCTGCGCATTGTCATAAGCAATGGCAGCGCCTTCGTTCTTCACCGGAGCGGCGGAGAAGCCAGACA